AAATGGTTGGTTCTGACTGTAGTAAGGAACAAGACGGTGGTTCAGAGAAGTAATCTTATACTCCGAAAAGAGTGACTGAAACTCCAGATAGTTAGGTAATTCGTTAAACTTAGCGTGAAGCTTGACAATCATGTACTTGTCATCGGTGTTCATGAATAAGCCATTGTTATTATCAGCCACACCAATGGTGAAAGGATGGTCATAAGAGCGCTTAAAGCAATGAGTATTTGGCGAACTACTGGGGGAAGTTTTGATAACTTTGCGAGGCTTAGTGGACTTTCGCTTCTTAAAGGGCCTGTTGGACTGCTTGGCAGTGGTTTTGCGCTTAGGGGCGCGCTTGAATCTGGGCATTTAGGTTCCAGCTTTTTTATTCAATCGGGGTCCTACCTCTATATATACCTTTACAATCTAGTTGCTCGGTGGTTTCAGAAATTTGATACATTTGAATCTTCTGAGAATAGGGGTTAGGTCCTTTGGGTTGTTCCATATATCTGTCGGGTGACAGTTGGAAGTCACGATGATTAGCGCAGGGCGAATATCTATCTTGCCACCTTTGATTTCTGCAGGAAATGGGTAGCGGTCTCCCCATATTTTGAGGTGGTGGCAGAGCTTGTCATGGGACAAATCGAAGTCTTCAATCAGCACTGTTGCGTGATTGTCGTAGTCATCCCACCATTTATTGCACATCTTGAGATATGCATCAGGATGGTCTTCACGGGCCTTACGGGACTTGCCTGTGCCTGGTTCGCCATAATACCAGAGATGCTGACACTCCGTATCAGGCAACTTAATTTTCTTCTGGGCGCGGCTGTGGTGATACTCGATGAGTCTCGGGCTGTTAAACCTGATGTCATCAGGAATGTCTTCGATGCGACCTTCTTCGGCGGCAATGCGGATCTCATCCCAGCGTCGCTTTTCTTTATCGCCTTTAGCTTTGGGTGCAAGGGGGCAAGTGCCGTCTTCGAAGAAATCGCCATCCTTCTTGCAATAATCAGCGGCTTGATCGGGGCGTCCTTTAGTCTCTTCGAGATGAGCGCGAGGAAGTAACTTCTTAATCTGCGCAAGGGACTTGAGCGTGGAATACTGAACATACCCCTGGAGATGGCGGGTTCCTTCATCGCCAGTCTCTTTGCCAAATACTAGATACTGATAGCTACCGGCAAGCGCTGCTAGTTGTTCTTCGTCCTCGGCGGTCCAGTTGTTGATCGTGAAACACCATCCACGGGAGCGCGACATGTTTGATCTTTTGATCTGGTTGATCTTGATCTTTAGGTCCTGGGTAATACTGTACCAGGACCCTCGTGATCATATATACCTGAGTCAGGTTAATGAATTCAAAATTTAAATTAAATATGAATAAGACAATATGCTACGATGTGGCACGGGTAATTTTTGTCGACTTTCCCGCCCTCCGGGCGACAAAGTCCAAAAATCACCGTGCCGTGAGTCGTCGTGTTGGCTCGTTACTACTTGCTACACTATTGAACCTTTCGGGTTTTAAAGAATACTTCGGTTTCCAGTCTGAAACCCATTCTTTGATAGAAGTTATTGTGCGGTACTGTCGTGTTCATGGACAAGCCATCGACACGTCTCAAAAGCATTATTGTTGAATAATGAATAACATTGGTCTGATCGGCTCCACCGGCATACACCGGGGCGGGATTGGTGTTCAAGTAGCTTGCGGGTTCCATAACCATTATGGCTTGACCAGCATCCTTGGATTGGGGGCCTTTATACCCGACTACCTTGGGGTGTAGGGACTTAAAAGTCATTGTCTTCGACGGCATCATCCTTCGGGCTTTGCGTTGTGATTCGTTAATATACTTGTCGATTGCATCTCCTGTCATCGAAGCAAAGTCTGTTTCACGGACTGAGCTTGCGACTGGCATATTGAACAGTTCATAGTTGGGGATGGCTATCCCAAAATCTGGGGAAATACCGTTTGTAAATGGTTGGTTCTGACTGTAGTAAGGAACAAGACGGTGGTTCAGAGAAGTAATCTTATACTCCGAAAAGAGTGACTGAAACTCCAGATAGTTAGGTAA